TCATTTTTTCCTTTTCCTTTCAATTGGTTGATTGGCTTTATTGTCCAACCCATCGCGAAGGTTAGACAACTTCTGTTCCTCTTTTACCCTAGAAAGACGTGCTAAGCCACGATCCGTCAAGCGGGCGCGGCTCACCTTCTTGGTGTATATCGCGCCCTCCTTGGGGGTCGCATGAGCCAGAAAACTCATGACCTCAAGCTCGCCTCCCCCGTTATCGGCAATCCGGGTTGCCTGCCCTTTGCGCAACCCATGTGCAGAGCAATGGGGCAAGCCTGCGGCCTTGCACTGATCCTTGAACCAGTTGCCGAAGCTCTCCGGTTTGTATGGCCGTCCGTTGCTGTGCGTGAGAAAAAGAAGCTGATCGGACACGCTCCGCAATTCTTCCAGAAGCTCGGGCATCAGCGGATAGTCTCCGCCGATACTTGTCTTATGCCGCCGGTATCTGATCCGGCCTCCCTCAATATTCTGTTTGCCCAAACCAACAACATCTTGTCGCGCTGCTCCGGTGTTCATTATCAGCCATGCTGCCCGGCGCGCCTTTGTGCCGGGACCGTGGAACGCCAAAAACTGTGCAATCTCCGCCTCAGTCCAAGTATGGTATCCATCCGGATTTTCCTTGCGCCGGTCGGCATACTTGGCCGGGTTGTGCTTTAGATCGGCCAGCGAATATTTGATTGCGAAGTTAAACAGCATCGACAGGTTTTTCTTCACGGTGTTAGCCGCAGTCGGGCCGGTCTTGCGAGCCATAATCGCCTCAACATGCCGGGTCTCAATCCGCCCCGCCTGATACTGCCCGATCTCACCCCGCAGCCAGTCCAATTCCCGGCGGATTGTCTTGCGACGAATTTCCGACAGGTTCAGGTGCTTCGGGCTGCGCAAGTAACTCTCGATCAGCCAAGCGATAGTGCCATAACTGGCATTGGTTCGCGTCACCGGAATGGCAGCTCCTGCCAATGCGGCCTCATAGGCCGCGCGAAACTCCGCAGACCCATAGGGACCGGGAAGATATACGTCCGCCCGCCCCTTCCTCCGAAAGCGCCAGCGCACTTTGCCGTGTCGATCAACCACACGGGTCACGCCGGGGAAAGGATTGCGCGGCTTTTTCATCGCTGTTTAAGCAGTTCGTCAGGATCGGGGCCAACCTCGCCATGCGAAGATACCCCCATTGGAAAGATGATGACCTTACCGGCCATATGGTCAACTTCTATTCGACCAACTGCGAAACCGGCGGCCATCGCACCTTTCACGCTGCGCGTGATTTCTGCGGCGGTAACGGTGGCCGGTCGGTTGCCCATTGTGATTACCCGATCCTGACGCGCACCGTGGCGGCCGAGGCCAGCGCGGCGGCGGTGGCATAGCCGATCGGCGTGTTATCGGTGGCGGTGGTGGTCACGACGCCCGCCGTGGCGTCCCAATAGACGGCGGCGCCCAGAGTGATCGCCAGCGCGGCCTCTTTGGGCAGGTTGAACACGCCACGCGTCTGCACGGCCACGTCCGCGGCGCTGGCGGCATCGCTGACGGCCACGCCGATCAGCTGCCCCGTGACCACCACGCCGCCCGAGGAAACGGCCGCAGGGGCCGGAATGGTCAGCGTGTCGCCGCTTTCGATGAAGTTTTTCATGGGTCAAAACCCCTTGCTGGTGGTGAAGGTGACGGCGCCGCCCCGCCTCGGGCCGGTCGCCTGTGCGATCCGCCGATCCAGATCGGCAATGGCCGCAGCCATTTCGGCATCGGTCGCATATTCGATGCGCTTCCCTTCATAGAGGGTCACGCGCACCCCGCTTGCGCGCGCCCGGATCAGGGCATCGCGCAGGGTGGTCAGCTCCTCGGTCGGGACAGCCATCAGCCGACCCGGAACCAGCTGCGGTAGTCCAGCCAGCCGCAGCCGAAATCAAGGCGCACCTTCATCTGGACGCCATCGACTTCAAATCCGACCTTGGTTTCCACCTGCGGGCCGGGGGCACCGGCCAGATAGGCATATTCCAGACCATCGACCAGGGCGGGATCGGCCACGACATACCAGCGCGTGGCCGAGGTCAGGCGCGGCTCGACAACCAGGGTCAGCTTGCTGAAGGGGTTCGCGTCGTCGGTGGTGGGGGCCTGAATCGCCGTCAGGGCCTTCTCCATCGTCGTTTCCAGTTCGGCCGGCACCAGCACGAAGCGCGGGGATATGCCGATCACATCGCCCGAAAGGCCAGTCTGATGGCGCATCGCCAGGCGCGCGGCGGAAATGTCTTCCTGGATCGCAGCCGGGGCGGTGGGGTCTTTCCGATTGCCATGGTCGGTCGCATCGAAGACCGCCACGCCATCCGACATGAGGGGATTGGCCTCGATCTTCGCCACCAGCTGCGCGGCCTCGAAAGCGCGGGCGGCGTTGCCGAGCCGAGCCGGGATCGTGGCGAAGGCGCCCACATCGTCGTTGACCAGCGCCTGGCGCGAAATGGCGAAAATCTTGCCGAAGGTCTCGGCCGCATACAGTTCCGCCGATTCGTCCATGGTGCCGCGCTTGAACTCGCCGCCTTCGGCCACCTTTTCCAGCGCCGGACCGTCGCCAAGCTGGATAGACCGCTTCGGGCGGAAATCGCGCACCGTGCTTTGCCGCGCCAGCTGGTGAACGCCCGAAGGGGCGGCATCATAGGGGCGGCGCATCTCGCGCCCCACGGCATCGCCCAGCAGCAGCGGGAAATCGGCGGTGCTGTGCAGGGCGCGGGTGATGATCGTATCCGCCGCCGCGCCCATGGTGCCGATGCGACTACGCCGCAGACAGTCGCGGGCCAAGTCCAGCGTGGTCATGTTCGCGAATGGCCGCGCAGCCTCGGAAAGCTGATGCTCGGGATGGTTGCGGGCATACAGCGCCTCGCCGGCGCGGGTGGCGATCACGGTCGGGTCGTCATGCGAGAAACCGACCTCGGCGCGCGTGGTGCGGGTGGTGGTGGCCTCGGCGCGCTGGCGCATTTCGGTAAAGGCGGCGGCGCGGGCATCCTCGGCGCTGGCCTCGGCGTCAATCTGGGTATCCGCCCAGGCACGGGTCAGGCCGGCGGTTTCCGCGATGGTGCGGATCTCCGCATTGATCGCCGCTCGGTTCAGGGTCGCGCCCGCCTCGGTGGTGGTCGTGGTGGTTTGTGCCGTCTCGGGCATGGGGTTTTCTCCGTTTCGGAAATGGGCGCCGGGATCGGCGGGGACGGGCACAATGGACACCTCTACAGGCAACCATTGCAGGGCCGTGCGGACGCGCCGGCCGCTTTCGCGGCCCTCGGACCAGCGACGGACGGAATAGCCGATCGACAGTCCGCGCAGGGTGCCTTCGGCAATATCGGCAAGCACCGCCTGCGCGGGATCGTTGCTGCGGAACTTCATGCGCACCCACAGTCCTTCCGGGCGCAGTTCGGCGGCTTCCACCACCCCCAGTTGGTCGCGGGTCGATCCGCTGCGGTGCGCATCCAGAACCGGCGCGCCGGTCAGGCGGGACAGGTCTGCGCCGGACAGGTCCAGCCGCTCGACATGGCCGGCCCGTTCAACATCGGCGCCGGTCGAAATGATGGCCTCGATGGTGCGGGCCTCGGGGTCGAAGGTGGACGGGCGCGGGCTGGCCGCGCGCAGATGAATGCTCATGGCTGGGCTTCCTTGGCTTGGGCAACGGGCGCGCGCGCGGCATCGCGGGCGATTTCCTCGTCCAGTTCGTCAATGTCGCGGCCGCGCGCCGCCACGACTTCCGCGCGGGATTTCAGGCCGGCATTGATCGCCGCCGTTTCGGCCTCGACCTCGTTGCGCGGGTCCACCCATTGCCAGCCAGGCGGCACGAACCGCACCGGCAGGTAATCCTCCATCTGGTCGGCAGGGATCACCCCGGCCAGCGCCCGCACCTCGATCCAGCGCCGCCACAGGGGCGCAAGTAACCTGCCCTCGATCAGCAGGCGCTGCAGCATCTCGGCGCGGCGGCGGAAATCCAGCAGGCCGACGCGGGCGCTGGAATAGTTGGCCTCGCCCAGATCGCCGGTCAGTGCCTCGAACGTCAAGCCGACGCCGGCCGCAATCTCGCGATCCTGCGCGCGCAGAAAATCCACCGCCTGCGCCAGCCCTTGACCGGGGGTCGAAAACTTCACCTCGGCGCCGGGGGGCAAGACACGCATCGCGCCTGGCTCAAGGCTGACATCGACCGACCCGGCGTCCGCCTCGAACCCGGCCGCGCCGCCTTCGGCATCGGATACGAACCCGGTCATCAGCGATTGAACCTTGAGGCTCATCAGCATGGCATCGCTGGCCTCGTCCCGGTCGCGCAGTTTCAGCAGCACGGGCACCAGCCAGGACAAGCCCCGCACCTGGCCGGGGAAAAGCTGGTCGAACACATGCAGCATGTCCGACGCCGGCACCCGGATCGCGTCACTATAGACCGCGAAGGGCGAGCGGGGCGCTTCGCGCAGGACGTGATAGGCGCGAACCTCGTCCTGCGCGTCGAACTCGATGCCGGCGATGATGCGCGCGCCGTTGCCCAGATCGCGGTGCAGGCTGGGGTCGTTCTGGTCGGCGGGCAGGACACGCAGCCGCAGGTTGCCGTCCTCGGTCGGCACCGTGTGCACGAACGCCTCGCCGTCGCGCACAAGACTGCGGGCAATCAGCGGCAAAAGCGGGCCGGTCAGGGTCTCGAACGCCTCGTTCAACTGCCGCCGCACCTCGGGGTCGGGGTGGCCGCTGCGGGTCTGCCAGCCCTTGCCGACAAGGGCGGCGGTCCATGCCTCGACAATACGGGCGCCATAGGCGGTATTCATGGCCTGCGCCGCCGCCCGTGCCTTAGCCGGGCCGCGCGCCGCCAGGGCGGATTGCTGCGGCGCCGCCAGCATCGGCGCGCCCTGCCAGCGCCGTCCGCCCGCGCCCGCCTCGATGCCGGAGCGTTTCTGGTCGGGCTGGGTGGCGCGGAAGAACCGGCCGAGATGGTTGAAAGGCCAGGCCACAGTCAGGCGACCCGCACCGCCTGGCAGCGCGCGTCGAAATCGGCCAACGCCGCATGAGCTGCCGGGCCGCCATGGGCGCGCACCAGATGGGCAGCGAAGGCGTTGACAAGGTTTTGCGCGGCATCCCCGATGGGGATGCGGATAGCGGGGGTCAAGGCGTCGAACTTTTCAAGCGGGGTCAGGGCGAAAAGCCCGAACTCGACCAGCCGGCCGGCCATGAACTCGGCCAGAACGTCTCGCTTCATCACCGCCGGCCAAGCCTTGCCGGGTTCGATGCCGGCCTTGATCATCCCGGATACGACCAACTCGCGAAGCCCGTCCTGCAAGCGATATTCCCTGATCTCACCGTTCAAGGTGGATGCCCTACGGTGCGCGCCGAACTGGTTCTCGTCCTTGGTGATTGACCCCGTTCCCCGCCCCACAAGCTGGGCAAAATCGGTGATCGTGATGGCGAAATCTTCCAACTTCATGGGTAGGAACCTTCCTGTAGATTTTCCCGGAAGGTATCATGTCGCGTGATATTTTTACTAATGATTTCAATTTGGTGCAAGATGCACCAAATCACATCAATGTAGCCCGATTGATACCGGCTGCATCCCCTTTGACACCCGTCAATACACTTTGACACCCAGTTAATACACTTTGGCACCCATTATCACATTCTCGTGATAATCATCGAAACATGACCCGCAGGGATCATTCATCGTCGCGCAGCACCTTCCAGACCTCCCGGATCTTCTTCCCGATGGTGCTCTCGTCCGGTGCGCGGCCGTCCGAAGATCGCCGCGCGAACCAATCCTGCATCTCGAGCGTGAGTTCTCTCTGGGTGGCGGGAAGGCCGTAGTTGTGGATTCGCCGCACCACCGCCAGCCAGAAGGCTTCCCAATCCCATGTCGCGGTCGATCCGCCTCGTGTAGAGGGGCGGCGCGTCAGGTCATGTTCTTCCTCGAACCGATCAAGATGCGCGGCGAGAACAAGAATGTCTGCCCGCTCGATACAGAACCCGCCTGCCGGGCTGGAAATACGCTTCCAATCATCGCCGGAATCAGGGGCTCTGACGTGAAAAACCATGGCCTGACGTGGCCCGGTGCCATCGCGGCGGAACATGGTCAGAACAGCCTCGGGCGGGATGGCCGTAAGCCCATACCCTTCCCTGCCGGCGGTTTCCCAGGGCGGCAAGGATGCCACCAGTTCAAGTTTGCCCTGAATGGCGTAGCCGATTACATCGGCCGGTGCCCGGTCCAGGCGCGCGGCAGCTTCATCGACGGTCCATGCAAAGCGTGGTGGCAATGGCATGTTTCCTCCTTGTTTCCTCGAAGACTGGTTGCCTGCCGCACCAAGGAGCCAGGCCGCAGGCTGTCGGGGTTTCGCCTCCATGAGGCCGGCACTGTCCGACTGATCCGGGGCAGATGGGATGAATGCCTATCCCTGACGGGTCCGCCCAACCCGATTCCTATGTGCGCTGCATCCATCTGCTTTGCGTGATGGGGCCGCGCCGGCCGGGCGGCGCGGCCTCGACCTGCGACAACGCCGCGCGCCGATCGTCGGGGTTGATCTGGACAAGTTGGCGCGCGGCCACGCCATAGACCAGACAATCCAGCGCCTCGGCGCGCTTGCCGGGGATGCGGACGAATTGCCGGGTCGGCTGGCCCCGACTGTAGCGGATCACGGCCCGCTCGCTGGTCGCCTGCTCATACCAGACCGCCGGCAGGCCGGCAGAGAACCGGACAGCGGCAGGATTGCCGATGCGGCCGAAAAGCTGGGTTTTGACCGTATCCACGCCGACTATCCACAGCCGCGCGCCGGTCTTTGTCTTTGACCCGGCCTTTTCGATCACCGGCCGGTTTCCGGGCGCGCCCTTGATCGCGACCACCTTGCGCCGGGTGCGGGCGCGGCAGAAATCGGTTACACGATGCATGGTCGTGCCGTCGCTCCCGTCGATCGCGGCGGCATCGATCGCCATCTTGCCCCCGAGTTCATGCGGGAAACGCTCGGTCAGCAGCCCGTCCAGTTCGGCCCATGTTTCCTCGGCGTCCCATGCGCCCCAGATCACCCGATGGCCCAGAACCAGCATCTGCCCCGCGTCGGTGAAACCGCAGTAAGTCAGTTCGATCCGATCGTGCTGCACGTCGCAGCCGACCGTCAGAACCAGCACCTCGGCCGGGATCAGGTCCAGCCCGAACGGCTCGGCCCGCGCCATCAGTGCCGACTCATCCAGTTCCTCGCCATCGGCGCGCCAGCCCTGGCCGAGGATGGTGTTGACGAAGGTCTGCAAGGTGGTCGGATCGTCCTTGGCGGCTAGAAACTCGGTGGCCAGCTTTGACCAGGCGGCGTTGGCATGCAGCGAGACCAGGGCATTGAGCCGGAAACCAGCATGGCCCTGCACTTCGGGACGCAGCGCCCGCCAGCAGCCTTCCTCGACCATGGCGGGCTTGTGGCGCTCCTCGATCTCCTCGGCACAATGCGGGCAGCGCCAGCGGGCGGTTTCCGGCGCGCCCTCGTCCCAGGTGATCGCGTCCCAGGTGATTTCCGCGAACGTGCCGCAGGCCGGGCATGGCACCTCGAAGATGCGCTGATCAGACTGCGCCCAGGCGCGCAGGACGTGGCTGGTATCCTCGTGAACCGGGGTGCTGCCCAGCACGATCTTGCGATCCGGGAAGGACAGGGTGCGGCGCTCGGCCAGCACGATGGGCGAGCCTTCGGCGGTGGCCTCCATGCCGTCCGCCTCGTCGATGAACAGCAGGCGGACGTTGTGCCGGCGCAGGTTGCGCGGGGCCTTGGCGGCCACCACCTTGAGCGAGCCGCCGGGAAAGCGGCGCGACAGCAGCGTGTTGCGGCCCGATTCGTCGCGCTCGTCCGACAGCACCGCCGCGACGGCGGGCGAGGCCGCGAAGATCGGTTCCACGTCCGAAACCATGTAATCGCGGCAGTCGGCCTCGGCCGGCAGCAGGCAGAGGATTGGCGCGGGGTCGTTTGCCACGAAGCTGGCGACGGCCGAGGTCAAGAGCGTGGTGAAGCCGACGCGCACCGGCTTGACCAGCGTCACCCGCTCAATGAACGGATCCCCGATGGCGTCGGCAATCTCGCGCTGGAACGGCCAGAGCCGCACCGGGCCGGGCTGGGCAGATACGCCTTCGGGCAACCTCACATTGGCCTCGATCCATTCCGAAAGCTGCAGCTTGGGCGGCGGGCGCAGAGCCTGCATAGCCTCGCGGCGGATTTCCGTGATCCGGTCAAGCGGCATCGTCGGCCCCTGCATTATCGGCCAGATCATCCAGGGCGGCGCGGGTTTCCCGATCCAGCGCCGCCACATCGGCCGGGGTCAGATGCGGAAGGGCCGAACGGACCCGCGACGGGATCGCCAGCACCCGCGCCCGAATCGCCCGCAGCGCCTCGCCCCATTCGCGGGCAACATCGGACGCAGGAACCAGTTCGCGGCGAAGCGCGGCGTTCTTGAGCGCCTGCGCGTCGGCCTGTTCCCGCGCCAGCCGCGCCCGCTCGCCGGTCAGGTTCAGCACCGCAGCTTCGTCACCGCGGCCGCTGGCGGTGCCGCGCAGGTGAGCGCAATATCCCTGAACCGTCACCGCCAGGTCCCAGGCATCGCGGCCGAGATGCTTGGCGATGCCCCGGCGTTTCAACTCGGTCAGCATGGCCGGAGAAATCCCTAGAAGATCGCACAAGCCCGGCCCGTCGATGCGATGCACCGGCCCATCGCCTGCAAGGTCAAGCTCGGTTACGATCCTCATTTTCCCTTTCCTTTTCAGATTGTTATTTCAAGCCATCGTAAAAATTTGCAACGCCTGATGCTTCGCGCCTCTGCCACCCGTATACGGTCAGCCCCCGGAAGGACCCGCCGCCGGGTCGAAGCCCGCGCGGAATGCTGCTTCCCCCTCGGCCTCGAACCCGTCGCTCGCATCGGACGGGGGCAACTCGGGCCAGGCTTCCGGGCCGTGCTGGATCAGCGCCGCCAGATCGCGCAGGCACCGCGCCGCCTCATCCGGGCCGTGATCCGCCGCAATGGCCGAAGCGACAGCCACAAGCCCGCCGGTCAGCACGGCGTCAGCGGGAAGATTGTCGGCACTGGCGCGCGTCAGTTCGGTCAAGGCCGTGCCGATGGTCAGCGCAGCCCGGCGGTCCATCTGCCCCAGCATCGCTCCGGCAGGCGTGGCGGCAAAGCTGGGCAGCGCCAGGACGTAAACTGGCTGGCCGTCCTCACGGCTCGGCCGCTGCTCAACCCAGCCGCTATCCAGCAGAACGCGCAGCGCCCGCCGGGTGGCTCGGACGCTCATGCCCGATCCGCCCGCGATCTCGGCGGGGGTCAGCCGGCATTCATCGCTGCCATCCTCGCAGCCGAACAGGGCGATGGTGCCGCCCACGACGCGCACAGCGCCAGACAGGCCGCTGATGCGGATGAACTCGCCATGCCAGTCGATGTTGGCCGGGGGCACAGGAAAATCAGCTTCCATCTGCGCTTGCCGAGTTTCGAACCAACCCATCACATCGGCGAACTCCTCGCGGTTACGCGGCAT